TTTCTGTGTTAGTTCTTGATCAAGTTGGTCGAGTGTTTTTCCGTGCAGCCCGGCACAGCGCATTTGTACTGCCGCACTTCGTTGCGCTTCTTACCCTGATACTCCGTCTCCGCAAGCTCAACCTCCATCGTCTTGTTCAACAGCGGACCCTGATACTTCCACTGTGAAGGATCGTCAGGATGTGTGTCAGAACCTTCAAAGAACCCCGGCAGCGTCAAGTGAGCTTTTTCAGTCCCAGCAAACTCATCCTGTACTTCTTCCATTGGCAAGCCAGTAGCATGAACAAAGTCGAAGATGATAAAACCGGCCTTGGAATTAAGACCAGCGAAAATCCTGCGGCCGTCGTACTCTGCGTTGTTGATGATAGCAAGTTCAGCATTCAGTGATACCGACTCACCATCCTTTGACGCTTTTGGACGGAAGTTCTTGACTTGTAGTGTGTACCATCCTGCTGGTACGGGCAATGCTCCAGAGAGTTCTTCTTTTTGATACGACATTTGAAATGCCATTGGTTTCTGCTCCTTGTGCTTTGGTTTTGAAATCTGGTTAAAGTTTTGCTAACGCCGCTCTCTTAGCCTTATGCTTCGCAATCATGTCCATGATGTTTGGTTTTTCTTCACCATCCAACATCATAGTCGTAGAAGCCAAGATGTCATTGTTCGGCTTGCAAGTTACTTTGTACTCTTGTCTGTTTGGCTTTGTCGCATCAACTGTGATGCGATAAACTTCGTTAAACAAACTGAGGCTGTTTTCGAGGTACTGTGGATCAGTCGTAACGAGTCCTGTGTATTTTGTTTCAGTAGCTGTGGACTCACCTTTGTCTTTTTGATCCTTCTCGTGGAAGACAAAGATGATATTAACTCCAAGGCTGCTAAACTCTGCAACAAGATACTCGACGTATCGTTGGATTCCATTTATCACGTCCCATGAATTACGAAGTTTCATGCTGGTGCTGTTGCCGACACGTATTGTACGATAGAGTTTAGAGTCTTGCCGAAAAATCTCCTCTTCCATCGCACGGTTCATGTAGGTTACAGAATCGAAGACTACGGTTGCCGGTAGAGGTAGACCTTTAGCTTTGTTTGCTCTCATTACTGAGAGATCTGTCTCTACTTGAAGCATGGTTGGTTTAGAAAGAATGAACAGATTTGGCTTCCCTTCCAGCGACTCGGCACGATCATCAAAGTCATAGTATCTGATCGGACCCGGCGCCGTAGCAGCAAGCCAACTCTTCCCAGTTTTCGGCTTTCCCAGAATGGCAATTTTGAGACGCTCTGCGGCGTGTACATCCTCAGAGCGTACTCCTGCCATGTTAACGAAGGGATTTGGTGATGTTCCCATTGGATTCCTGCTCCTTTGGTAGTTACTTCTTTGCGGCTGCTACGGGTACAGGTACTACTGGTGCAGCATCTGCTGTTACGACCGCTTGCGCTGCCGCCAGAGCCGCTTCATCTGCGGCTGCTTGTGCATCTTGTGTCATCTCACTAGAAGCATGAGCACGACACTTCTGATACTGCGTGACTGTCTGAGCTGCTGGATTCTCATCTGTTGGCGTGTCGGTAGTAATTGTGACAAGAAAATCTCCCGCTCGCCAACATTGCATGTGATTTGCAAGCATCTGCTGACACTTAGTAATCTGCAAATTCGGCAGACTTATTACAGGTTCGTATGTTTTTGTTGTTGCCATGCGCTACTCCTTTTACTGCTTGTTAAAATGTTGTAGGTTGAACAGACTCTGTATCCCAAATCGGGAGCTTGAGGAAGCCGTTGTTGAGAGTAGCTTGTTCTGCTTCTCTGGAACTCTGTCTGCATACATCTCTGAACGCACACGTTGTCATGTGCCAGTTCGTGCAAGCTGTTGTGTTACGTGGGACACAGCCACTATTTAGCCAAGTCTCTAAGTCTGTGACAAGATGCTCTGCCGTGTGAATCATACGAGCCTGGTAATCTAGAAGCTGCTGCGAGCTTTTCCTAATTGGTACACGCTTGAATCGTTCTTGCGGCGTGGGAGCTGGCTTCTTCTGAATCAAGTTCATCAGAATTTTCGAGCAATCACGTTTCAAGAGCTGATCCTCTGATACAAACTGTGGAAGAATCTTTGAGAGCGCGTAAATGTAGCCTGTCGGACCTTCCTCCGTTTCAAATTGCATCCCAGGATCGCCGCGAAAGGCACCCATCGTCTTATGATCCATAGGACAGATGAAATAACCATCATCTACGATCAGGTCCATTCTACCGGCGAGATAAATCTCAATATCCTCGCCGATGTACAGAGGCACTTCGCCGTTTCTGCCGAATGAGACTTCTGTGCCAAGAACTCTGATCTTCTCGTTGAACGGCGACATTACAGATGCGTACTGCATTAACAAGCCAGCAAAACCGAACGCGCCGCCGATAACCTTGAACTCCTTATGCTCCGAGTGAACATCCATGCTCATTTCCTGCCATTCGGCCATAGCACGGACAGAAGCCCACTTAGTAACATCAAAGTCAGGATTCTTAAACTCCTGATAGTACATCTCCAGCATCTTATGGAGTAGGACACCAAAATCCAAGTACCACGCACGTTCTTTTTCTCCTTCTTTAAAGCCGGACTTCTTCTGATAGCCTTGGACGTTGGAATAAAAGAAATTCTGAGGACAGTTGCGATAGGTGCTGAGCATATGATTGTCTATTACGACAATCAACTTCTGCTTGACCTCGTCGTAGCGTATCCACGGAAGCGGTGTACGATTGAGAAACTCAATCAACTGACTGGAGGGTTTCATTTTGACTCCTTGAGATAATCTGAAATTAGATGTGCATAGCCTTCAATGTCATGCCAGTGGTCAGGATCGCTGTGATCTCCACAGAGAATACGTGCTATCTTAGTGGCGATAGACTCAAGAGCTTCACGTTTCCTAGCACCTTGAACAATCCAATTAGGAAAATCTGCCATCACACACTTTAACCGCTGTGCTAAGGCAGAAACATCGCCGAAATCACCGTGATGAGATTGACGATCTTTGATCGTTTCTTCAGCTGTCATTTTTCTACGCTTTCTTCAGCATCGCTGCTATCTTATCCATCGTCACTCCTTTAGCGGCCATGTTCTTGAGCAGCGCCGCTATTTGTTCTTGCGCTTTGGTCTTTGACACTGTGCGAGTCTTCTTTACCGTTGTCGTGGTAGTATGATTCACATTTGTTGTCGAAGGCGTTGGAATGTGAACTTTGGCACCAGCATATCTGTGCATTTTAGCTGTGCGACGTTGTTCTTGCTCAGTACACATCAGCGACAGGATATTTCGATGATACTCAATATCAAGATCAAGCTCAAGATCAGATAAGTATACAATCTTACGCTGCGCGAAGAGCCAATCCAGACCTTTGATCTGTATTTCTCTAGCTCTGCGCCGATAAAACACTGTGTCACCTTGAGCATTTTTGTGCTCATAAGTCTTAGTGATTACACTCTTAGACACCGAGATGTCACTTAGACAATTCACACAATACTGCGCATCAATCGTAGAAGCAAAGTGAAAACAAAACGCTTGGCCACATCGAGCGCAGGTTATTACTGACGTTGGATGTGTGAGGTTTAGCTCAAGACACACATCACACACTGTCGCCGTTAGATGAGATTCTTCTGGCTCCGTTGGCTCCGCCGGAATATCCGTGTGTGAGGCTTCTTCTGCTGCGATCTCTTCTGGCTCATCCGTCGGTGCAAAGATTTCTTCCGCCGGAGACTCTACTCCTGATTCGTCCAATTCGTCAAAAACTAGATCGTCTGGTGACATGCTATTCTCCTTTTTTCACCTGTGCTACAGAAACTCTTGGCGTTATATGGGTTTTCAGGGATTGCTTACCTTTAGCCATCTCTTCCAAAGCTAGAGGAAACGCTTCGGGAATCTTATCATCGTAGAACATCGTAAGCAAAGCTCTTACAAGAGCTGACATTTCTACTCTTTCGTAGGCTTTTTTTAATTCATCTTTCTGCCAGTTGTAGATTCTAACTGCGGAAGCTATCGTATTAACATCTCGATCAGTCATGCTGATTCTCCAAAGTAACTTAGAATATGTTTTCTCGCCGACGGATGAATCTCATGCTCTGGCCTTAGCTGCGGTGGAATACCATTATACTCTATACAAGGTGATTTTTGCCACTCAAACCATCGCCATACATCGCAGTCAGTTTGTCCAGAGCACACATCACCAAGCTCAATCGATCGCTGGGCTTCCCGGAGGTCTTGGTCCAGAGGTTTCTGAGCTTGGATTTGCATAGCTGAGAAGTGAATGAACCACCGTGACCGTCAAATATAGCCAGAAGATGACCACCAGTGACTCTGCAAACGAGATATCGGTCTTCTTGGTACCTTCTTTTCCCTTGATCACTGGCATGGGTCA